TTTTAATTTTTGAAGCATATTCAGGAAACATATTCATTAATACACCTCTAGCTACATTTTTACGAACAGATATAAAAGCAGCATCTCTAAATAAAAAGTCTGTACTAGCAGGGTCTACATAAACATCATATGGGTCTACTCTTTTAAATATTACTTCACCTAATCCTCTATCTTGGTCAGGATCTACATCTATCATAAAGTATCCAATTCCTTTTGTAATAGAATCTAATACTACTTGACTATATACAGATTTACCATTTGATAAATGCCAACAATAATCAGCTATATCTGAATGTACTTGAGCTACATCTGTATCATCCCCAGTAACACCTACTGCTTTCCATCTAGGGTTATTAGCAGTAACAAAATATTTCATTATTTCTACAATCGGTGTAATCCGATTAATAATAAATGTAGGCATTCCTGATTCTTCTAAAGATTCTCTTTCATCTTTAGTAAGTTGGTCATTAAGATAAAAGTCGTATCCTTTTTGGCTTAATGTTTGCCATCTTGTTCTTTGGGAAGTATTTGCTCTATCCCAAAGTTGTTTATTTAATTGAGCTTTTGATTTTTTAGTTTTTCTTGCCATTAGTCTATTAACTCTACATGGACTAAATCGTCAAATGAATTATCTGCAATTTCGCCATCACTATCCCAGTCTCCACCCCAGCGAATCTTAACACCCATCTCATGAGCAATTCCTCTTAACATTCCACCCATGTAATGAAATCTTTCTCTATCTTCCCAGTCAATAGGATATGGAGCTACATCAACTGCTCTTCCTTCTATATGCTTAGAGTATTTAGTTTTACTTGCTCCTTTAGCAACTAATTCATTTTGTCTTTCTTGAGTTCTTTTTCCTTCAATAATAGTAACATCCATTATTTCTACTAGTTTATTAAGAATATGAACTAATACTATATTAACTCCTTTTAAACGCTGCTTTGATCTTTTACCGAAATGAGGCATCATTAATATCCTTTTGATTTTCTTGGTTTTTTAGACATAGATTTTTTTACAGATTTAGATTTCTTTGGTGGTCTACCACGTTTTGAACCATATGTCCCTTTTCCTTTTGGCATAATATTCTCCTTTACGCTACAATCCAACTTTTAGCTCTACGTTTTGGCTTTATCCATCTACCACTTTTTTCATTTTTACTCATATTTGGCGGAAAAGCGTGCAAATTAGCGTAAAAAAGAGCTTCTATGGTGTCATCATGTGCCATTCTCGGTCCAAAAGTAACAATTTCGTTGTTTAAATCAAACATATTTTCCCTAATATGTACCGTTCCCATGCTAAAACGACCAGAAAGGCCACTATAAATACGATTTATCTTCTGTCTTCCACCTGGTTTTTCAGGAATTACAGCAATATCGAACTTATTTAATCTTCTTCTTTCTTCATTAAGAGCTTGAAATACACTACGATTCATCGCTACATCTTCAACAGTAGATGATATACAATTATATTTTTGATGAGATTCTAATATATAATCAACAACGCCTTTCTTATCCATTACTTCTCCGTCTATAGTCTTTGCCCCTATAGTCGGAATACTACGATGTCGTTCATACTCTATAACATAGAGATTATTTTCCGAGTCAATCGCAATGACCATGATAACAGAAAAGTCAGACTCTTTAGTATCAATGTCAGTAGCAGGGTCGCAGCCAACAAAACAATTAACCGGAAATCTTTCACCATTGATAACAAGATAACTTTGCTTTTCTTCATCATCATAATCGTAATAGCCTTTCCAGTACTTAATATGTTCTCTAGTCCATAAGGCATCTTCAGCACTTTGTACCTCCATCATATATTCTTGATAAAATTTGGAAGGTTGACCTGAGTCTCTGTAGAATTTTTTCTTCTCTTCTAATTTTGATGTAGGAAACCAAGATGCCCATAACGGTTCTCCAGATGGTGTAACTGCTTTATAAGTAATTAATTTCCAAGCAAACTCTTCTTCACTAGATTTAGAGCGCTCATGATTAATAAGAAGATTATTGATAAAAGAATCAAAATGGACGGGGGTACCATTAACACGAAGCCTACCGGTATGAGGCTCAATCGCAGGATATACAACAGCGGTAACAAGATTGGCATTCTTGTCTCTAGCTTCTCTTGTGATTGTATTAGCTTCATGTTCAAAGTCATCAAGTACGATAAGGTCGTATCGTTTATGGAGCTTAGCTCCTCCTCTGATCCCAGCGACATTACTCTTGGAAATGAGTTTACAGCCATTAGTTAACTCTATATCTTCTTCTGTCCATTTAGGTCCTCGCATTTTTCCGAAGTAATAAATGAATCTATCATTAAACTCAAGATGGTGTTTAATATAGTCCATATTACCAACAGATAGTTTTTGTGTTGCTGATACCCAAGCATAGAACAACATATCATCTTTTGGACAAAAAACAAAGTCTTTTAATATTGATGCTTTTGTAAGTACAGTTTTTCCATGACCTCGAGGTAGAATAATAGCAAGCTGTTTACATTGTTTATCATCTATACTATCAGCTACTTCATAATGGAATGGAGGGGTTTCACTACGAGTAAAGTCATCAGGTAAGAATAGTTTACCAAATGTTATTAAGTCTTTACTTGCTAAATGAAATACTTCTTCTGCTTCTGAGACGTTTCTTGAATTTATATTCAAAATAAAATTTCGTCATCAAATATTTTAGATTCAACTGAATTTGGATCATAATTTAAAAATTTCTCAAATTCATCATAATTTTTAAATCCGAGTGACGTAGCTGCAATTCCCATAACTTTTTGAATTTTAACAGTATTATAAGTAAATCCACCACTAGATGTTACTTTAAAATCAGGCTTACCTACTACATTTGATTTAGAAAGCATATTATCAACATGGTCTATAAAATCTTTATAAGCTTTTTCTTGTGCTCCCATACTACTTCTATTTGCTTTATTAATATATTTAGAAAAAGCACTTTTAGTAGATGGATTGGCACCTGCTCTTGAACCAGAACTAAACATTATTTTAGCTTTTTCTTTAGTAGCTGTTTTTAATAATAATAATAAAGAATCAATAGTCATTGATTGTTCTTCTATTACAGCTCCTTTTGGAAGTCTTCTTATTAATTCTTTAACTAATTTACCAGCTTGAACAGCTCCCCTTTTATCACTAGAGTAGAATTGAAAACCGCTAAGAACTGGAACACTTTCCCCTTCATGTAGAGCTTTTCCTGTTTTACCATCATAAGCAGCTTTATTTACATTAAACTGTATTCTAGCAGATCCTTGACCTTTTTCATTTGCAATACTAAAAGAATATGATGAATTATTTGGATCTGCATTTTTTCTTATTAATTGAGTAACACTATTTCCTTTTTTTATTACTAAATTATAACTTTCTTCACCATCCCCAGCTGTTATTTTTGCTTTATTATATTTTTGAGAAGCTTTATCACCTTTTAATACGTTAGGACCTCCTTTTTCTACAGATCTTCGAGCAATAGGAATTGGTTTTCCTGCTCTTCTTTTTACTGTATCTTCAGCATATTCAAGTGATTCATCAATTACTCCAGTTTTTCTGTGTATTCGATTACTGATAGCTCTTTTAGTTAATTTTTGTTTACCTCTTCTAATTTTTGTATTATCTAAATCATCTGCCCAATATCTTTCAGTTGCTCTAGCTTGAATATCATCAAATGCATCTCTTATTTCGTTTATTCTTCTATTTGCAACTCTAGCTTCAGCTACATTCATATTTCTACTTGCTATACCTCTTGTAATTTCACTATCAATGGCTCTCATATAATTAGCTGGTAAACCTATATTCCGAGGATTTCTTACTCCAGTAATAGATGTTAATTCTCTAAATAAATTTTCTTGAAGTTGAATATCATCAGCTTGTTGAATTAACCTACGTCTATTTTGCAACATAGACTTACCAACATTTTTAGCCATACTAACAGCAGCAGGAGCTGCTAATCCACCAATTACAGCTGCAACTGGTTCTTCTACAGAAGCTCCCATTATAAGAGTTTCCCATGCTAAACTAGGTATATTAACTGGAACTAATGATTCTACATTTGCTCTCCATACATTAGGAACAGGTTCACCACTTCTTTTATATAATATTTCATGAGACATTAATTCACTATGTGACATATCATGCATAGATTTAAACTTACCATCTATAGGAAACCCTAATTCTTCTTTGTCTATCATGTCTAACGATGGTTTCCCGGTATATGGTGTTGTGAATGGAGAAGGTAATGGTGATGATGCATAGTCATCAAATAAAGGATCTTCTAATATATTATAAGCTGAACCTCTATTTAGTTGGTAATCCCTTGAAGCAGAATAATCTCTTTCTGCAGACCTATTCTTTTGATATGATCTTTCAGCCATAGTAGATTATACGATTATACATTAATGTTGTGGAAGGGGTAATG